ACGACGCAGGCTCTCGTTATAAACCTGCACTTTATTTTTATATTATGGAGACAATATGTCTATTGATGCTAAAGCAAACGAAGTCCTCTGGGTTGAACGATATCGTCCTCAGAAAATTGACGAGACTATCCTACCTGAAAAAACCAAAGCAATGTTTAAAAAGTTTGTCACTGATGATAGTGTACCAAACTTATTGTTGTCTGGTGGTCCCGGTGTAGGCAAAACAACCATCGCAAAAGCTATGCTTGAAGAAATGGGTTGTGATTATATTGTAAAGAATGGTTCATTGAACGTTAACATTGATACTCTTCGTTATGATATTTCTACATATGCCTCGGCTGTATCCCTTAGTGGTGGTCGTAAATATGTTATCTTTGATGAAGCTGATTACCTAAACGCTGCAAATGTCCAACCAGCTTTACGTAACTTTATTGAAGAATATTCCTCTAACTGTGGATTTATATTCACATGTAACTTTAAAAACCGTATCATTCAACCTCTGCGATCTCGATTATCAGAAGTTGATTTTAGTATTGAAACCAGCGACCGTCCTAAGCTAGCTATGCAGTTTATGAAAAGAGTTGAAACAATCCTAGGTATGGAAAACATTGATTACGATAAAGCTGTAGTGGCTAAGGTAATCCAAAAACACTTTCCAGATTTCCGTCGCGTACTAACTGAGTTACAATCATACGCTGCCTCAGGTAGAATTGATGAAGGTATCTTTGTTAATCTAAAACAAGAGTCACTTGATGAAGTATTCCGTTTATTGAAATCTAAAGACTTTACTAACATGCGCAAATGGGTTGCTAATAACTCAGATCAGGATATGAATGAAATGTTCCGTCGGATCTATGATATGGCAGCTGATAAAGTTGAAATGCGTTCACTTCCCGGATTTGTAGTAACGATGGCTGACTATATGTATAAGGCTAATTTTGTTGCTGATCTCGAAGTTAACATGGTTGCTTTCCTTACAGAAGTAATGATTGAGGCTGAATATAAATGAGTGAGTGGATTAACAGACTTGTAGGAATGCATAAGTGTTGGCACTGTCAGACGTTGATGAATAAGAAAGAAATATACAGCGTTGACGTCGACACTGCGGATGGACCATTAAATTTTAAAATGTGTAAAACCTGTGCTGAAGAGTTTGATGATATGTTAAAAGATTTGGAGGAAACAATTGCCGAAAGAAATAACACCTTTTGATTTTATGAATGCCGCATCTTTCTCTAAGGAAGATCTAATTGGTAACCATGAAAATCCAGAAATGGCAGAAAATCTATATGTGCCATATATTATTAACCGCGGGTTCGTAAACTTTGAGGATACAATACTACATGCTAACGAAATGAATATGCGTGCCCATTTACCACATAAAGCTCAATTTGATTATTATCGTGGTGCGTTTAGAAAACGTAAACGATTTAGCAAATGGCCAAAGGCAGCCAAGAGCGATGATCTCGATACTATACAAGAAGTATATCAATGCAACAGAACAATAGCAAAACTATACCTTAAAGCACTTTCTGCTGAGGATATGAAAAGCATTCGAGCGAGGTTAACGACTGGCGGTGTTACTAGGTAAAATATTCAAAACAATAAATATATTCGTTGGTCACAGTGTGAGACCACACCATATAATTAATAATAAAAAAAGGTGCTGTGGTTATGAACTCAGAAGATATTTTTAAAGGCGTAGGAATCGAGGTTACTCTTCCTTCCCCTGATAGTTTCCTTAAAGTAAAAGAAACTCTAACACGAATTGGTATTTCGTCTCGTAAAGAGAAAAAGCTTTATCAAACATGTCATATTTTACACAAGCAAGGTAGATATTCTATATTGCATTTTAAAGAATTGTTTATTCTTGATGGTAAAAAAGATACGTTTGCAGAAGAAGACGAAGCTCGTAGAAATACTATTGTTAACTTATTAGAAGAATGGGAATTAGTTGCTATAGTCAACCCTGACAATAGTAAAGAACCTGTTGCTCAATTAAACCAAATTAAAATTATATCGCATAAAGAAAAATCAAACTGGACATTAGAAGCAAAATATAACATTGGAAAGAAGTGATAATGAAAATTTATAGAATGAACGAAAATGCTGAATTACCTGAATACGCTACAGAGGGATCAGCTGCATTTGACTTAAAAGCTTGTTTTAAACGAGGCGATCGTTTACAGGCATATAATAACTGGAATAAGGCAGTACAAATTGCAGTAAAAGGAGTAGGGAAAGAAGAGCATTGTTTTCAATTACCGCCTGACACTCGTGTACTTATTCCAACTGGTTTAATTTTTGATATACCAGAAAAACATGTAATGAAAATGTTTATTAGATCAAGTGTTGCCTTGAAAAAAGGTTTAAGCTTGGCAAATGGCACTGGAATTATTGACTCAGATTATATAGATCCAACATACATTATGTTATTAAACGAAACAGATAGTTTAGTATCAATTACCAGCGGTGAACGTCTAGCACAATGTATTGTTGAAAAAGTAAATAAAATTAAGTTAACAGAAACCAAAACAGCGCCAGAGCAAAAAACTGATAGAGACGGAGGGTTTGGAAGCACTGGAGAATAGGAAATGATATGTTTAAATATCTAATACCACTAACTCTGCTTGCAAGTCCAATAGCAGCTCAAGAACAGCCTTTTAACGCGCCTTTTATGGCATCTCAACCTTGCTCTGAATTTCCAATCGTTGCTAATGTTATCAGACAAAAAGACGAAGAGATGCTTTTTAAAGGCGACGTTATCCAACGCCATATCAGTGACCAAATAGTTCCTGCTAAAATGGTATTCACGACAAACCAAGACACGGGAACGTGGTCTTTATTGGCTCTTTACCCAGGAAATATTGCTTGCCTTGTAGCAAGTGGTACTGAATTTGAGCCATATGTTGATTAATTTTAAAAAAACTATTGACATTTAAATAAAAAGTATTATATATAGTATTAGGAATGCCATAACGGGTTCCTTACATTAAACTCGCTTAATAAGGAGAACTAAAATGAACACACGCACATTTAATGCGAATATGCTTAATGATCCATTCTTTATCGGCTTTGACCGAATGTTAGATAGAATGACATCAACAACGCTACCAACAACATCCCCAAAATATCCACCTTATAATGTTGTCAAACTAGACGACGATCGCTACGAACTTCAGTTGGCTATCGCTGGTTTTGATTATGACGATTTAGATATTTCACGGAAGTTAGGTGTATTGACTATTGCTGGTAATAAAGATACCGATGATGATAAAAACTATCTTCATAAAGGTATTTCAGCACGAAGCTTCAAAAGAGAATTTACATTAATGGATACTATTGAAATTCATGGAGCTGATTTGAATGCCGGTATTTTAACCGTACATTTAGAGAATGTTATCCCAGAGGAAAAGAAACCACAAAAGATTAACATCAATCGTGGTGAGAAAGAGTTCCTTAAAGGTTAATAACCACAGGAGGGTGAAAGTCCCTCCATTTTCTATTGACATACATATAAATATGGTATATAATAGAATCATAACACAACGTATAATAGGAAAATAATATGAGAGATTTCGTAGTTAGCAGCTGGAATGTAGTAATGGATTCCAGCCATAATCCCCTTAGTAATATTACTAATTTAGCAGTTCGCCATATGGTCATGCAAGTATTAGCATGGATGTGGTGTATCGTATTTGGTATTATTGTAGGTAGTATGTGGGCAGGTATTTTTAGTATGGTACTCCACGCAATTCTACTTGGCGCAGTTTTTATTACTGTAGCAACATTTGAAACAGCTAAGCGTTCACCACAAGTATTTGGTAACTATAGCGGTCGTGCAAACGGAGGAGAGCATGAATAAAATCCAAACGGCACTTAAAGGATATATGGATCAAATCCAAGAATTGATGGAAAGCCATCCACGTGCTCACCTCGAAGAAAATAGTAACATTCATTATTTAATGTCAAAGGCATCAGTATACTTTGCTCACATGAATGATGAAGACAGAGACTATTATCAATTTGTTCAAACAGCAATAGAAGATGAAGTGGAGTGGAACGTATGAGTAATCCAAACGAACCTTATCACAACAAAGGCGCAGGCCTTGCATTCGCAATTATTGCCTTTACAATGATTGGATTACCAATT